ATATAATTTCGGTAAATCTCATGTTGTTGTCCGTAAATAGTTGACTTTATTGCGTAGTTATGCTACAATGCATATCTTATTTATCACTTTGGGCTTTTACCTTGACAAATCAAACTATCAAACGCATTGGATTTGCTTGCAAATTCAGTGAACTAAACAAGAAGGGCGAGATATCTAGCATACCTGAACTCAATACAGGTGGTACTACTCTCACTTGGGCCAAGCGTCAAAGTCGCAATGTAGCAGAAGAAAAGGTAATTGAAGTTGCAAAACGCAACATTTTACATACACACAATCTAGTAAAAAAGGTGTCAACACTAGAACCCGAACTACGCATGGTTCGTCTTACTAGTGATATGCTGAGTTTTTATACACAAGATGACTGGAAAGATTTCTGGCATGATAGTGATATCCAAAACAAACTAGAACACTGGATGGCACCAATTGGTGAAACTGCACGAGCCAATGATGTTCGTCTAAGTTTTCACCCAGGTCAGTTTACAGTTTTAGCAAGTGACCGTGAAGAAGTAGTAAATAAGAGTATAGAAGAATTTGAATATCATTGTGACATGGTTCGTTGGATGGGCTATGGCAAAACATTTCAAGACTTCAAGGTAAATGTACACATCAGTGGTCGTAAAGGTCCACAGGGCATTCGTGATGTGTACAATCGTTTGTCACCCGAAGCCCGAAACACACTTACACTAGAGAATGAAGAATACACACATGGACTTACAGACTGCTTATCATTATCTGACCTCGTGCCTACGGTCATGGACATTCACCATAATTGGATTCGTGAGGGCAAATACATTCAGCCTAATGACCCGCTTGTACAACGGGTTATTGACGGTTGGCGTGGTGTTCGCCCTACTATGCATTACAGTGTTAGCCGCGAAGATATACTCAGAGACTTTTCCTCTACTGATTGCCCAGACTTGGAGTTATTGCTAGCAGATGGACATAGTAAGCAAAAACTCAGGGCACACAGTGACTATTATTGGAATGATGCAGTGAATGATTGGGCATTGACATTTTGTGAGAACTTTGATATAATGTGTGAATCAAAGGCAAAGAATCTTGCCAGCTTTAAATTACTTGAAAGATACAAAAATGGGATTATTTGATAAACTATTTGGCAAAAAGCCAGAACCAGTAGTAGAGGCTACTAAAGAAAAGAAACCACGCAAGCCTAAGGAAAAAAAAGAAGCACCTACTATATCTGACAAAGCAAAAGCAGATAGCGAAGGACTACCTTACGTTAATATTTTAAAGATGGAAATTGATCCATACGATATTAATAGTGGTGCATTTGAACTTGACTTCAACGACAAATTTGTTTTGAATTTGATTCGTGCAGGTTATAAGATTCGTGATGACGATAGTGATACTATCATCGTAGACAGATGGTTTCAAACAGTTTGCCGCAATGTAGCACTTGAACTGTATGAACAACAACAAGCAGACCCTGAGAATCGTGCAATGGCTAGTGAGATGCGTGTTGTAAGGACTAGAGATTTAGGTGATGGGCGTACAGAGGTAAGCTAAAAACGGTTGACATTAAATGGTTTGTGTGTTATCATGTTTCTTTCAATAACTCATAGGAGTAAATTATGATTAAAACTGTCACTAAAGGTGAAACTATTCCATCTATTGTTATTACTAATGGTAGGAAAGGCAAAATGCGTAAAGCATGGGTTTTTCCATTCAACTTTGAATTCGTAACACCTACTGGTGAAAAGGTAATTCATACATTGAAACGAAAACCAGGAGAATATACCTCTGCTACTGTAGCAGAAAAATTAAGTCAATTGACTGATCCTAAAAATACCAAATGGCATTCCACAGTTGCTAAATGGAAAGAAGATATTGCCGCAGGTCGCAAAGATAAACCTAGTCGCAAAATGCGTGTTCAATTTAAAATGGTTAAGGTAAAAGACATTGTAATTGATGATGATGTTCAGCGTGATTTGGATCCAAATTGGGTAGCAACTATTGGGAACCCTAATGAATTTGAAACTGAATTCATGTCAACTATTTACTGTATGTACGATCCAAAAACTAAAAAGTACATCAGCATTAATGCCCAACATACCCTTATTCTTGAAGTGGCATTTGCTGCCAATGATTTGTGGGCCGATCTTGAGAATTATAACGGTGACCCCGATGAACTTTATGTTCCGGTTACGTTTTTCCCTGATTCATCCCGTGCAAAATGTCGCAGGGGTTTTCAAGTATTTAACGGAAAACAGAAAGCAATTGAACCATATGTAAATCACAAAATGCTTGTGCTAGCCTACAGGGTAGATGGAGATCGTAAAGATAAAGAAGCTGAAAAGGCACATAAACTTCAAAAAATTAATGAAGATGAAGGTTTTGAACCTATAAGCAAAGATGACAAAAAGAATAAAAAATATAGTTGGTCTATCACATGTGTTAGTGAAATGATGAATCACTATGATCGTCCGGATCGCTGGTGCTTTGTATTGCGTACACATAAGCGTTATTGGCCCAATATTCAATTAGATATTGCCGAAATAGATTTGTACGGATTTATTTTTGATTATTTCAAAGATTTAAAGTATGATGTGTACAGTCAAGAATTCAATGATCAATTCCTTAATCCTTGTATGGCAATAATTTGGAAATTTTTCACTACACCTCACGGTTTTGCTAGTGACAGTGCCGGAGTGCAAAAAAGATTTGGTAGTGCAAAAACTGGTTTACCAGAAGATAAATGTAAAATTGATGATAATGGTTCATGTGTCTACTTGATGAAATTGTATCGTCATTTTGGTGGACAGCATGAGTTACCATTGTATGTCAATAATTTGAGTGAAGCACGTATCGGTGATTTGCTCAATTACATTGACAATGACCGTGAATCATTGGTTGAAGAGATGGAAAATCATGGCAACTCGTAAAAAGAAATTTTTATATGTCATTTTAACCGCTCATTATTTTAAAGTGGGTGATACATTTAAACAACGGCTTGGGTACGGAGTTACAAATGATCCGGGAATACGTGTTAGGAAATACAGTAATACTTCCGGTGGAGAACAAGAGTTTGTAGAACTGTATCATAGCCTCAATTATGATGTAATGGAAGTTGAAAAAATTTTAAAACAACGGTTATCAGATGATTGTCATACTATTAATGGTGAAGAAGTAGAATGGATCAGTCCATACAGCAGTATTACTACTACTGACCTTATTAACATGATAGAAGATATTATCCATGGTTTAAATAAACCTGTTAGAAAAATTAAAAAACAATTCTTACCATTTAAGGATGCTGAATGGCAAGATGCAATAGATTCAGGAAATATTGAACTATATCCAGACGAATATACAGAAACAGTCTAGCCCATTTAACTTTACTATTTCTAAATAGTAGTATATAATACGCACATGACAAAAAAATATGCCCTCATAGACACTGCAAATACATTCTTTCGTGCCCGACATATCGCTAGCAGAAATAGCGATACATGGGAAAAGATCGGGATGGCACTTCATTTGACAATGGCTAGCTGTAATCAGATTGTCCGCAAGTTTGGAGTAGACCATGTTGTGTTCTGCTTGGAGGGGCGCAGTTGGCGCAAAGACTTCTACACGCCTTACAAAAAGAATCGTGTAGTAGATGCAATGTCTCAGACAGAAGCAGAGGTTGAAGAAAACAAAATGTTTTGGGAAACGTATGAAACATTTACCACTTACTTGAAAGAAAAAACTAATGTTAGTGTGTTGCGTGATCCTATCGCTGAGGCTGATGACTTAATTGCACGTTTCATTCACTTGCATCCCGAAGATGAACATTTTATTATCAGTAGCGATACAGATTACTTACAATTGATTACTCCAACTGTAAAACAGTACAATGGTGTAGCAGGCCATCTGATAACACTTGAAGGATATTTTGATGACAAGGGTAAACCTGTAAAAGACAAAGAAAAGAATATTAAACTACTAGAGGATCCACAATATCTATTGTTTAAAAAATGTATGCGTGGTGATGGTACTGACAATGTATTCAGTGCATATCCCGGTGTCAGAGAGAAAGGTTCACAAAAGAAAGCTGGACTGATTGAAGCCTATGCTGACAGGACTAAACAAGGTTTTGACTGGAACAACATGATGCTCCAACGTTGGACAGACCACAATGGTGTTGAACGTAGAGTGCGTGATGATTATGAACGCAATCGTATCTTAATTGACTTGACTGCACAACCAGATAACATTAAACTATCAGTAGATAATAGCATTCGTCAAGGTGTGCGTACAACTACTATTTCGCAAGTTGGTATTCACTTTATGAAGTTTTGTGGTAAATATGATTTGGATAGAATCAGTACAAATGCTGAGACTTATTC